AGAGAATGCGCCCTGTATGCTACCAGCGCCTGTTCGATATGATGGCGGCCTCGCCGGAGGATCCCCCGGGCAGGTGCTGCCGGTTAGTTATGGGGATGCGGGGCAGCCGCGGGCACAAACTACGACTTCCCCGACGCAGGTTACTGTTCAAGTGAATGCGATGGACAGCCAATCGTTTCTCGACCATCGCGATGAGATTGCGCAAGCGGTGAGACAAGCCTTACTTTCGTCCAACTCGCTCAGCGACGTGATTTTAGAGCTGTGACATGAGCGGCTTTCCCAGATTGAAGACCGGGGCTGTGCTGCAGTACCCGGCTCAGAAAGAAACGCGATTCTCCACAGTAGTCGTGCGATACATCGATGGTTCAGAGCAGCGGTTTCGAGTCTATGCATCACCCCTGCATCGATGGATGATCAGGCTCGACTTATTGGACGAAAGCGAGCTCCATCAGATTCGAGACTTTTTTAGAACTGAGGACGGTGCTGCGGGGGCGTTCACCTTCACCGATCCTTGGAGTAACGCCGACTATTCCAATTGCAGCATTGAAGACGACGAAATGGTAGAAACTCTCGCGGACGAGTCGAAAGGAAGAACTTCGCTTATAGTCCAGGAGAATAGGAGCTGAGATGCTCTATTATCCGCAGTTCAGCGGCGGTTCGATATCTCAGTTCCCGTTCGCCCGGCGGACGAATGTGCGAACAGTCACGAATGAATCGCTCGACGGAAGCAGCGTCAGGGTGTCTGATGCGGGCGCGGGGTTGGTGCGGTGGCAGCTCCGATACACGAACCTGACAGACCAAGAATGGTCTCTGATTGAGCAACTCTTCGAAGCGGCTGAGGGACGATTAAATCCTTTCACGTTCTTGGATCCCGCGGACAACCTCTTGATGTGGAGTGAAGACTGGACGAAGCCGCAATGGACTGCCGATCCTCTGGTACAGCTCTCTGGCGGTCTTCAGGACCCGTTTGCCGGAACTGATGCCATGCAGGTTACAAATACTGCGCAAACCATCCAGCGAGTTACCCAACTCATCAGCGCGCCAGGCTGTTTCCAATACTGCTACAGCGTGTATTTGCGTAGCATCGCGTCAGTTACCGTTGACCTTGTCGCAACCGCAACGGGTTCGGAGTCAGTTACGCCTATCGCTGTCGGGCCGGCATGGATGCGCGCGGCCATGCGGGCGACTCTAACCAGTCAGGACATGAGCATCAAGTTCGGTCTGCAACTACCAAGCGGGAGTGCGATTGAAGCATTTGGCGCCCAGGTGGAAGCACAATTGACCGCGGGCCTCTACAAAAAGACCACCAACCAGAGTGGAGTGTACTCCGCCACGAGGTTCGACTCCGATTCTCTGCTGCAGAGCACGGATGCGCCAAACCAGAACTCTTGCATCGTGAAGTTAGTGAGCAGGCCGGCATGAATCTTCGTTCCTGGTATCTGGCGATAGCGAATTGTCTAAGGAAGGCTCGCGTGGAATGGCGACGATCAATGACCTAAAGGAATTGGAAGCTCCCGGCTTGCCGCTCTTTCTTTTTGACTGCACGTTGACGTCGGGTGATATCCAGCGGTGGAGCACTCACAAGGTCGCGGTAAACGGGAATCAGTACTTGAGCCGGATATTGAAGCACAACGCGTTTGACCTGAAATCCTCTCCCGATCTTGCAACTGATGCTGTTTCGAATGTCTCGATCACATTGGCGAACGCCGACTCGTTTCTTTCAGCCATCGAACGCACTGTAGGCTGGAAAGGCGCGCAACTTACCGTTACTTTCCTGTTTTTCGATTTGAAAAATGGAGTTCCGGCCTCGGACAGCCAAGTGGTGTTTCGAGGTATCGCGAACCCACCAGATGAATCTACCGAATCAGCCTTGCGGCTTAGTTTCACGAACCGTTTAAATTTGCAGCGCATCTATTTGCCGGAGACACGCATTCAGAAGCGGTGTCCCTGGACTTTCCCTTCAACCGCGGCGCAAAGGCAAGAGGCGGTGAGCGGTGGGGCAAAAGGGCGATTATCGGCGTTTTATCGATGTGGTTACTCGGCGGATCAAACCGGCGGTGCTGGAAGCTTGAATAATAATGCGCCGTTTGTGAGTTGCGATTATTCGCGCGTCCAGTGTCAACAGCGGGGAATGTTCGACACAGACGCGCAAAATAATGTGACACGCAGGTTTGGCGGAATTGAGTTCCTGCCGTCGTCGATCGTGGTTCGGAGCTACGGCGAAAAGGGCTCGCAAGTTTTATCACCGTTAGGCAACCAAGCCTTATACAACGATTTTGTTCCGCTTATCTACGGCACGGGCTGGTATCGGCCTCCGATCGTGTTCGCGCGAAACGACGGCAATCTTACCCACTGTGAAGTCCTCCTGGGAGCGGGAGAACTAACCGAGGTGATTAAGGTAATCGTGAATAGTTCCGAGATCCCCGCCGGCGCTTCGGGAAGCAACATGACAGCGACGGGGTGGTACAACGTTGTGAGCCTGGGAACGAGGAATGGCAATTTCAACCAAGACTTCAGCGATTCGTCAGGAAATCCGCTCGGTGACCCTTATGGGAGCATGGGGCTGATTTCCGTGGTTGTGCCAAACCGCATTTCCGACGGACGATCGCTTCCGGATATCGACGTATTGATCCGCGGTCTCAAACTCGCGCAATTCGACTCTGGCGGCAATCGCCTGGACGATGCGTTTACAAGTAACCCCGCGTGGATTGTGCTGGACATTTTGCAAAGGAGCGGATGGAGTCTTGAGGAACTCGATCTGCCCAGCTTTGGTTCAGTAGCCAGTCGTTGTAACGCATTGATACACACAGTGGATCTGAATGGGAATGATACCTTGATTCCACGCTATCAGTGTAATCTGTTACTCACTGCAAGGCGGAGCGCGAGCGATGTCGTGCGTGGAATCCGAGTTGGTTCGGCGCTCTATCTCACGTTCAATTCATCGGGGCTTCTTCAACTAAATGCAGAAGATACCCTCGCTGCGCAGCAGCCCGCCAAGTCCGCGGGGAGCAATAGCACGGAAGCTCTGAGCGGCGGATGGCCCATGTACGAGTTCGGCGATAACGCGTTTTCAGGCATACTTCGAAGAGATACAGGTGAGGCCTCGCTACGCCTGTCATCGCGAAGCACAGCTGACACGCCAAATCAATACACCGTGGAATTTCAGGATGAATTCAACGAATACCAGCAGGACAGCCTCTGTCTCGTGGATATTGATGATAGCTTGCTCGGAGGGCAGGACGTCACTGCTACACTTCCGGCTTTAGGCTTGCCCAACGCCGATCAAGCAACGCGGGCGTCATCGCTCCAGTTATACAAGTCAGTGCGCGGTAACACGTATGCCGAGTTTGAAACAAGCGTAAAAGGGATTGGATTGCGGCCGGGCGATATCATCACACTTACTTATTCCAGGGAAGGGTTTAATCGGCAGCCGTTCCGAATTACGAAAATATCTCCTGGCGTGAACTTCATGACAGCCGTGATCGCTGCCCAGATTCATGATGATGCCTGGTACACAACGGCAGACTTGGGCGGGACGAGTCCGGGAAGGCAGGCGGGATTTGAGGTCGGCGTACCAAGACCGCTGGTTGGGAGTCTTTACGACAGCAATGGCGTCTCTCAGTTTGGAATCTCGCAATCATCCGCTGCTGGCAGCGATGGAAGCATAATCGTCAATCTCTCCGCTTTCTTTTCAGTTCCCGACAAACCGTCTGCGAGCATGGCGGGTATCCCCCTGATGGGGCTGAGCCCGCAAATCACTACAGTCGGCGGAACTTTGCCCGGCGGTCAAACGTTCTATTACGGAATCAGCGCGGTTGATGTGAATGGAGCAGAGGGCGCTCTTTCGTTTACAGTGATGGCAAGTGTACCCGCCGGCGCGAATACCAATACGATCACGCTGCCGAGTCTGAGCTTTTCGGCAGCCGCCACGAGCTTTCATGTTTATCGCGGAACGACGCCCGTGCAGCTACTGCGAATCGCAGAGAACCAGCCGATAGCGGCCGAGTTTATGGATGTCGGTGCAACTGCCTTGCTCAAAGGGCCACCGGACTACAACTTCGACCACGCAAATTTCTATTGGCGTTTCGAGCTGCAACCGGAAGAGAAGGTCGATCTCCATTCGAGCACCACCGTTGGTAACAGTGGCCTCAACATGCTTGCCAATGAATATGATGGCGCTATCGTTCGAATCTCGGCGGGGACTGGTAGTGGGCAGGAACGCAACGTCGCGGGCAATTCCACCGATACCATCACTATCAGCAGCAAGTGGGACATTGAACCGGATACGACGAGCACTTTTGTGATCGCGGATTCCACATGGCAATTCGGCGCATCCGGCAGATCGTCTCCTGTTTCGTTCGTCATTCCCAATCGCGAAGGAGTCACGATTCACGTTTCCGGGCGCGCGGCCAACGTTCGCGATGATGAAAGCGCGCTGGAATTGTCACCACTTACGTCATGGCGCATCTCTGGCGCAACCGGTGATAGCGTCGATACCGATGTGCCGGGACAGCCGGTATTTGGAGTATCAGCCTTCGGGCAGGGAACGGTGGAGGTCGCCGGAATCGGGTTCTCTACTCTTGACAACGTGCGAACCATTAGCGCCGGAACGTTAACGCTGGCGTACCTTGATGAAGTAAATCCGCCGGCTGCGATTCACCCGGCTGTTGCGGTCACTTCCACCGACACAGCACTAACAATTTCCACCGCCATGTCCGTTCAAGCGGGAGACCTAATTCAGATCGAAGCTGAGATCATGGTTGTTCAACAGAGCGTGGACGCCGCGACTTCGATCCAAGTGTCGCGCGGTTCGCACGGAAGTAGCGCCACGGGTCACTCGACTCAAGCGGCCACGTATGTTCTTTCGAAGAAAACGTTCATCATGGCATTTCCACTCGATTTCTTCGGCAGTCCGGCCAGCGGAAGTTATGCCTTTCCTGTAGCTATTCCGGATGTTCGAATTGGCGCCGCCGAGCTCTTCATGACGAACGCGAAGGGAAATAGTCCGGTTGCCGCTCAGTCTTTCACGGGCACGTCGGATCTGGGACTGCGGACGCTCTCCGGAGGCCAGCTATCGATTCAGGTGGAAGGGCCGCTGGCCATTCAGACCAACGCCGCACCGCCACTTCTCGTAGACAGCCCTCATTCGGTGAGGGATGTATACGCGGTCGTTGAAGAGGCGCCGGCCGGTGGGCCGATTACCATGCAAGTGACGCAAAACGGGCAGCCTTACTGCCAGTTGACAATTCCCGCAGGTGTGACGGTTTCTAATGTGGTAGATGGCTCTGCTCTCG